CATGCAGGCAGCGATGAACCCTGACGACGGGGCTACATATAGATTTTGGAAGTCGATGAAAGGGGACACCAATAAGGTCACAGGCTTAGGCAAATTCAGACCCATGGCGTGGTAAAAATATGGCTGGGCTAGTCAAGTTCCCCTCATGGCAGCCGGACGTAACCGATTTGGGCTCTGACAGCACCCAAGTTGTGCAAAACTGCGTCCCGCGATCGGATGGATACGGCCCATTTCCAAGCCTCGAAATCTTCACGCAGGCTCTTCCGGGGCCATGCCGTGGCTATTTCTACGCCCGTAAGAGCGACGGTTCGATTGCTGTGTTCGCGGGGACGGCGACGGAGCTATATCTGCTGAACAATACGACTTTTGCGTGGATCACGGTATCGAAGGCGACTTATTCGAGCCTTGTAGCAACGGACAACTGGCAGTTTGCGCAGTTCAACGATTTGGTAATCGCGGTCAACGTCAACACCCCGCCGCAGAAGTTCGCGCTGTCCAGCTCGACGCAGTTTGCTGACCTTGGCGGCTCGCCTCCGTCTGCTGGCGGCATCGCGGTGGTTGGTTTCTTCGTGGTTCTGACGAACCTGCTTACCAACTCGCGCCGGGTGCAATGGAGCGACCTATCCGCTCCTGAGACGTGGACGGCTGGCGTAGGACTGTCCGACTTCGAAGACCTCCCGGACGGCGGATCGACGATTGGCGTGTCCGGTGGCGACGCCTACGGGCTGGTGTTCCAGGAAAGCTCTATCCGGAGCCTGATCTACGCGCCGGGTTCGCCTGCGATCTTCCAAATCAACCGGCTGAGCACGCAAGAGGCGCTGTTCGCGAAGTATTCGATTATCAACGTCGGCAACATGACGTTCTACTGCGGCGCGGCCGGATTCAAGATGGTGACTGCTGCAAGCGAGCCTATTCCAATCGGTAAGGAGAAGGTAGACCAGACGTTCTTTGATGATGTGGATCGGAGCAATCTTCAGCTCGTGATCGGTGCATCTGATCCGACTTCAACTCGGGTTTATTTTGCGTATAAGTCGCAACAGGGTGCAGCCGGCCAATTCGACAAGGTTCTATGTTACGATTGGGCGCTGAAGCGATGGACGCCGCTATTGGTATCTGGCGAATATATCGCGTCACTGGCTAAGCCGGGCCTGACGCTTGAACAGCTTGACGCCATTGCGCCGACGCCATTGACGGTTACGGGGGCCACGAACAACGGCTCGGGCCTGATCCGCCTTACGCTGAGCGCGATATCAAACGCTGATTTCCAGATCGCGGGGCAGAACTTCATTGTTGTGCAGGGTGTGACAGGGACGACAGAGGCAAACGGGACGTGGGCGGTAAATATCATTGATTCGATGCATATCGACCTGATCGGGTCATCATTCGTGCATGCCTACGTCAGCGGTGGCGCTATCGGAGGTTCGCTAGACGCGCTGACGTTCTCTCTGGATAGCGTCTCGAAATCATCCACAGCGCAGCTATCGGCCTTCGATCCGGCCCACTCGCTTGGGTTCTTCTCTGGCCAGAACCTTGAGGCGACGATGGAGACGGCTCAAGTAGATGCTGGCGGTCAGATGGTGTTCACGACGCAGCTTATCCCAATTGCGGATTGCTCCAATGTCTACGGTTCTATCGGTATCCGTAATAACCCGTACTCTGCGATTACCTACACAGCGGAAAGCCTGATCGATGACATGGGGCAAATCTCCATCAACCCGATTGAGACGCGCTACCAAAGGATGAAGCTTCGGTTCCCGGCCGGGGCAACTTGGACCTATTCGAAAGGTGTCCGTCCTGATACGCAGATATCGGGTGATAGGTGATGGCTGAAAGCTTTGGAATGATGGCAACTGCGCCCATAATCGAGCCTCCGAAGGTTCCGACGTTAGCGGAGTTGGTCCGTGTTGCGGCTGCAAATCCGGTGTCTCGAATTGCTCCTGAGGATTATTCTCATGACAGCCCTGATAACGCAGCTCCAGTCAGTTACGCCGACTGGCATTCTGCGGTGGCCGGCATTCCTGCGGATGCTGACTGGTCGAAGATGAACCAGCCATCGGGAGAACTGAAGCCGGCTTCCTATACTCCTAGCCAGCGTGTCGGAAACGCGGCGCAAGATGCATTCATGGCTATGGGGGCTAATCCTGGCGTTGCTAGCCATCTTGCATCCGGTCTTGGCGGCGTGCTTGGCGCTACCCCGGTGGGTCTTCCGGTGACGGCTGCGGACGCGATCTACGCGAATGCGACAGGCGATAAGGTCGGCGCAGCAGAATCCATGGCTGGCATGATCCCAGGTTTGAGACCGGAGGCTAAGGCCGCTGGCAAGGCTATTAAAGCCATCAATTGGGACCGCTCGACGGTATCGCATGGCAACCTACCGATATACGGAGACAAGCAGGTAATTGACGTGCCCGTGGCCAATTTGGAGCGGGCATTCAAGGCGACCGACCCTCGTGCTCACTCTGACGTGATCAAACCGAAGCAAGAGGTGGCCGATTACGCCGCATCTGGCAAGCCCATGAGCCTTCCTGAGGTAGACGCGACGAACGGGCGGATTGGCTTCACCAACGGCCGAAACCGTTTTGCCGTAGCGCGGGACAACGGGGAGGCTATTATCCCGGTGGCTACGGAGACGCCTGACGAATTGCGGGCACTGCTGGTGAAGCATGGGGGCCACGATGGCAATTAGTCTCCTCCCATCTGAGCGGGATATCTCGCGTATTGTTCGGTCGGTGATCGAGTTGATTTCCGGCCGCTCGAATAGCGTGGTGACGCCTGATGTGACGTTGAATGCGTCGGGAACGACGACAACGGTTAGCTTCACGAATTGCTCTATAACCTGCGCTCCGGTTCCGGTTGCGCTCACTGCGGCTGCGGCGACGGAAGTAGGAAATGGTTCGCTATTTATTTCGAGCATCGCCAATGGATCGTTTCAAGTTACGCACAGCGCAGGCGTGGCTAATCGCCGTTTCCGCTTCATTTGCCTAGGAGGATAGATGCTCGCAATCGATATACGAACCGTACCATGCGCCCCGTGGCAGATTGATGGCATTTGGCCGGCTGTCAGAGGGATGATTGAGAAGTCCTACGCGCGGTCTGGCCATGCCATGCCGGGGACGCTGCTGGACGATCTGCGGGCGGAACGGCGCATGCTATGGCTGGTGGTGCATGACTACGACAAGATCATTGGGGCCGGGGTCACCGCGATGTTCGATATTGCATCCGGGAAGATGCTCAAGATTGAGCATTTCGGGGGCGAAAACATGCTCAGGGCAACCCGTTTATGTATTGATGCGATAGAGGATTATGCAAAATCGCAGGGATGCGTTAAGGTGATGATCGAGGGGCGCACGGGCTGGCGTCGGAAGCTCGACGACTACCGGCAGACTGCGGTTATCCTGGAAAAGAGCTTGTAAGATGGGCGAGAAAACCCCGGCAACGACGACCCAAAACCAAAACTCGACTTCTACGAGCAACCCTTACGCGCCGGCTCAGGGGCTGATTGATAGCCTGATCGGGAAGTATTCGAATGCCTCAACCGATCCAACGGCTGCGCAGACGAACGCGGCTCAGGCTGGCGTCGATGCAACTACGGGGCTGCCCAGCTTTGTCCCCCAGGCCACGTCTGCGATCAATTCGACGTTCGGCAACGCGGGGATGCTCAATCAGGCCTATGGCGATCTGAGGAATAACCTTGGCGCGACGGCGAGCGGCGCGAACCTCAACCCGTACAGTACGCCGGGCTTTGGTGACGCTCTCGGGACAATGACGCAGGATATCACCAATGCAACGAAGGGGGTATTTGCCGGTTCGGGCCGTGATCCAAGCGGGGCGGGAAGCTTCTCGCAGTCGTTGGGACGTGGCCTGACTCAGGGCCTCGCACCGGTCCTTCAGTCGCAGTTCAACCAGAATAACCAGAACATGTTGAACGCGAATAACACACTGTACAATGCGGGCAACTCGACGGTTGGCGCACTCAATGCGAACACGGGCGCGGCCTTGACTGGCGCTGGCACTATTCCGGGGCTAGCAACGGGCAATTCGACGGCGGCCATGAATGCAGCCAACACGCAACAGGGGCTGCCATACCAGAACTTGCTGAAGCAATTGAGCGCGGCTGGTGTTTTGGGTGGCATGGGCGGCACGACGACCTCCGTTGGCTCCGCGACGGGTACGCAAACGCCGGCAAACGATCCAATGTCTAACATCATTGGCGGCCTTTCGGCTGGCGCGGGGCTTATCGGGATGTTCTCGGACGAGCGGCTGAAGGACAATATCAAGCCAGTCGGTAAATTATTCGACGGTCAGAAAGTTTACTCCTATACCTACAAGGGTGACAATGTTCCCCAAATAGGGCTGCTTGCTCAAGAAGTCGAGAAGGTCCACCCGGAGGCAGTCGGAGAGCGCGATGGGTTCCGCACTGTCCGCTATGACATAGCAAGTGATCGCGCGCATAAACTCGGCATGTTGGCCGCATAAGGATTGAAAATATGGCTGGTGCTCCTCCTCCAATGCAATTCGCCCCTCTTTCCTTCGCTTCAGGCGGTGGCGGGATGGGCTCTCAGCTCCAGCAACTTGCCAAAGCCGCTGGTCCGATGGCTGGAGCCATGGGCGGCATGATGCAGCCGGGCGCTATGGCTGCGGGCTCTGCCGTTCCTGGCGCGGCCGGACCTACGTCGGTCGGCGGCGCAAATGGCCCTATGCCGCTGGTCCAGCCCGGAATGGTCGCGCCTGCTCAACCGCAACCCGGTCAGATTGGATCGATGCAGGCCGGTCCAGTCGCACCTGGGCAATCCGTATCTGCGCAGCCAAGCATTCTCGATGCAATCAAGGGCATGCAGCCGACGCAAATCATGGATGTCCTGCGCAATATGTCTAATAGGGGGCAGAGCGTTGGTGTTCCGGGTTCGGCTGCGATGAATAGCGCCGGTATGCTGGCGGGGATTGGGGGTTAAGCGTGAACCTGCTTGAGGAAATTCTAGCGCGTGCGTCTCAGTCCGCGCCGGCTTATGACACCACGGGCGCTGACCTAAATGCGCCTGCCGGGGCGAAGGCTGACCTCCTCAAGCCTGCCGGGATTTCGCTGCTTGAACGGCTGATGGGCAAGAAGTTGACGGGCGGCTCTGCTTCGCCATTCCCGGATGTCCCGGCAACGCCTATGGGCGCGGCTGCATCTGCCCCGCCGTGGGCTGCACAGGCTGGCATCTTGGCTCCCGGTATCGGCGGCCTTGGCAATATGGATGCTTCGACGACGCGCGCTCCGGTTGGTCCGACCGACCCAAATTATGCAGAACCTGTCGCGCCGATGTCCAAGACTGAGCGCGAAATGCAGTCAATGGTCGATCCGAGTGCATCGACAGAACCATCTGTCCCGATGCCGCGTCCCGGCCCCGCGCGTGAGGCGGATGGCACGCCATCGGTTGAACCTGCGCAGGATATCTCATCGCGTGGCCGATCTGGTCCAGTGCAGCCGCAAGTTCTAGGTGCGCTAGGCCCGACCTCTGTCGGTGGTCCGGCTGGGCCGTCTCCGCTCGCCGGCATGCCAGCCGCAGCTCCGCAGCCGGCCCCGCCCCCACCCCAGGCTCCCGCTGGTCCGCAAGTGGCCGATCCGTCGCTATGGGATAAGGCCGGCGCATTCGGCAACACCGTTATGAACGGTCTGAAGAACAATTCGAGCACGCTACTGGCGCTTGGCGCTGGTTTCGCGGGCGCGCCGAACATCGGGCAGGGCATCAGCCGGGCCTCTCAGTACGCCATCCCGGCATCACAGCAGGACCTCAAGAACCGAATTTCTACCGGCAGTCAGTCCGCCACATATAAGGCATTGGTTGATGCTGGAGTCCCGCAACAGCAGGCACTTGCGGCTATCGGAAATCCTGAGCTGCAAAAGCGGCTGCTTGACGCCTATATCGTCGATCGCAAGTCCGAAATCAAAACGATCAAGAGCAAGGACGCATTTGGCAACGAGACGGAAAAGCTTGTCTCGGTCAATCCGTATGACAACACGGTTAAGGACCTCTCCGGAGGCAGCCAAGGTGGTGGCGATGGTGTAGCGGCTGGTGGCAAGTCGGCTGGCTCTTTCGCGCCGGGCGTGACTGCGGACACGTTCAATCATAACGCGGTCGGAGAGGACTATATCAAGCAGTTCTCGCCAGAGGTGCAGCAGGCAGCGAAGGACTACATCGCGGGCCGAACCACGCAAACAGGCCGGCAACAGTCCATGCAAATGATCAAGATGGCCGCGCAGAAGTACGGCGGTGATATCGGCATGCCTGCAGATGATGCGTCGATCGGTCAGCGCAAGCAGTGGTCCAATAGCCTTGGCGACGTGAAGAATGGTGTCGGACTTCAGGCTAAGGGCTTCCAGCAAGGTCTTGAGCACGCAGCATCGCTGTCTGATTCGCTTGTGAAGCTTGGTAATACCAATGGGTTCGGTTTCGAGCCGGCCGCGAATTGGATCAATTCTGCTAAAAACCTGACGGGCGGGCAGACTAACGTCAAGAACGAAATTCAAGCCAAATCGCAGGCTCTCGCGGGCGAGGTCGGAAAGCTGTTCTCAGGCCAGAGCGGAGGCGGTGTTCATGAGCGCGCCGCAACGCAACAAAACCTTGGTAAAACGGATCAATCCCCGGTCGCAGCAGCGGGCGGATTGAGCGCGACTATCGATCTGATGGAAGGTGGGTTACGGGCTCTTGAACAGCGCCGCGACCAGCTTTTCCCGAACGGTACCGCGCCGAAAGGGTCTGAGTTTAGAGGTCCGGAGCAAGAGAAACTGATTGCAAAAATCAAGGATAACATCGCTATTCTGAAAGGTGAAAAGGCGGCATCCGATCAGGCCGCAGCCAAGACCAGTACAGGCGTAACCTGGAGGGTTGTCGCGCCATGACCGTCCTTGAGGTAAACGGGCAGCATGTAGACGTTGACGATAGCTTCATGAAGCTGTCGTCTGCGGATCAGGAAAAGACGGTGCATGAGATCGCGGCGAATTTGGGCGGGGCTAAGGCTCCGGCTGATCCTGCGAACACGTCTGTCAGCGCCAATAACCTCGCTCGCGCGACGGCCGAAGGCGTCCCGGTTGCAGGCGGCCTGCTGAACAATCTGAATGCGGCCACCAACGCGACGCTTGCACCAGTCGTTGAGCCGTTCTTGACGCCTAGCGCTTTGGACATCAGCCGCCACGGCGAAACATGGATGGAGCGGCGTAACAAGTCGCTTGCGATGCAGAATGCGCAGAGCAACCAATTCAGCGAGGCTCACCCGTATATCGCGGGTGGCGCGGGATTGATCGGTGGCGCGGCTTCGCTTGGTGGCGTAGCCGGGGCTATTCCAAAGGCCGCTGAAGCTCTCGGCATGACGGGCAAGGTATTGCCTGCAATGCGCAATGCTGCGCTGTCGGGTGGCGCGATCGGAGCGGCTGATGCGGCTACCCGTGGTGAGGATATCTCGCAAGGCGGCATGGTCGGCGCACTGACCGGCCCGGCTGGCGTGCTGCTTGGCAAGGGTGCGGGCGCGGTATTCGACAAGGTGCGCGGTGCGGTTCGAGGTGGCGATCCGGTCCCGACGCGATTTATGGATGTAAACGGAACGCAGGTCCCGGTTCGCGAATCAGTCTTGACGGGAAGCCCGGACGCAAGTCGGACGGAGCAGGCCTTGCTCAAGGCTGGGCAACCATCTGCACTGCAAGGTGAGGAAGCCACAGCGGCGGCGATGGCCAAGGCTCACGCTGATTTGTCTGCTCAGCTTGATCCGACAGGAACCAGCCCCGGCGCGACACCGATGCAGGCCGGTGACGCTGTGGCCAGCGATCTGGTATCGGCCGAACAGCAGCGGGCGGCGGCTGAGGTGGCGCGGGCTCAACGTGCAGCCAATGGAACGCGCGATATCCGCACGGCCATTGATTTGCCGCCATCTGCCCCGGCTCCAGAAATGCCGTTACCGGCAGGGCAGGCTATTTCCGAAGGGATAGGCCAGCGGTTTCAGGCGGCTCGGGGTGCAACGCGAAGTGCATATCAAGCGGCAGGTGAGGTTCCGGGCGAGTTCAACGCGGGCCGCCTGCTTGGTGCGGGCGAGGATATCCGTTTGCGTCTGAATAGCGCTCCTGGCGATGCCCGCGTGAGGGTAAGCCCGGAGGTGACGCCGGCTGCACAGAATATGCTGCGAACGATTGATGACGAAATCTCGCAACTGCGGTTCACGAACGACGCGGCGCGCGGCTCCCGACCGATCACGCCGGCCGATATGGAGCAGGTACGGAAACAGCTCGTGATCCAGCGGCGTGGGGCCAATAACGCAGCTCGGTCAACCGGGAATTGGGAGGATGCCCGTGCAGCCGGCCGGGTTATGGATGAATTCGACAATTGGCTAGGCCGAACCGTGCAGCGGCCGGGTAGCTTCAGCGGTGATGCGGGGCAATACCTGCAAGCACAACAGGCCGCACGTCAGGCTCACGCCATGGAGCGAGCCACGTTCTCCCGTCGCGGCCCCGGCGATCAGGTCGGCGCGATGATGGAAAACATCGTTGGCAAATATCCGGGACAGGAAATGTCCCCGGAAAAGATCGTCCGCACCCTGCTCGGCTCGCCTGACAATCCGGGCGGGGCAGAGCATGCAGTTGCAGCACTTGAGCATCTGCGGAATACGCTTGGCCCGCGCTCGCCTGAATGGGCCGCGCTAAAAAAAGCCACAATCTCGCATTTCACGGAACCGCAGCCGGGAGGGGAAGCAATCCCGCTCGAAAAGCAGGCGCAACGGATACAGCGGTTTCTCGGCAACGAACGGCATGCAAGCCAGCTATTCGACCACGGCGAGCGGGCGCGGCTGGCATCTCATGCGCAGGCGTTGAACCGCGCCACTGATCCGCTTCCCGTAAAAGGCACGCCAGAGCAGAAGATTGCCGTACTGTCTGGACGAATTACGGGCGAGCCGGCAACGGGTGAGCAGGTACTGTCTGCGATCAAGCGTGATCCACGGCTTGCGCGCGATGTCATGAGCCAAGTTTCGCCGCAGAGCCGGTCGCTGCTGAAGCAATCGCTATGGAAAGAGGTCAGCGAGGCTCCTGAGGGCATGATCGCATGGGGGCCGCAAAAGACCGGGCAGAAGATCGCGGCGTTTCTCAACACGGAACTTGCGCGTGAGGCGTTCACGCCAAACGAGCGGATGCTGATGAAGGCTATTGGAGACGCGCACCAGAAGCTTGTCCCGGTGCCCGGATCGACCAATCCGAGCGGCACGGCGCACATGATGGCGAAGATCGCGAATGGATCAAAAAACCAGCTTTTGGCGCTGTTCGGGTTTTCACACGGGGGTCTTCCCGGAGCATCATTGGCCCTTACGATGGGCAAGGGCCTGGAGTGGGCAATCAACAAGCGCGCCGCGAATGAAGCAACCCGGCTATTCCTTGGCCCGCAAGCGAAGCCAGCAGCCTCCCGCGCACCGCAAGCTATCGGCGCGCTCGCTGGACCTCTCACCGCTCGAAACCGTCAATAACCCCGCCGATGGAGCACGTAACCGACACAGAATAATCCGCACAAAGCCACAAGTCCGGACGATATGCCGCCTGTAGTGACTATGATTTTTGCAAGCGAATGTGCTATGAAAACTGAGCCGATCCACAAGGCTACGACCGTCGCGAATAGGGCTTTGTCGAAAGCTGTCAAATAGGGTGCTCCATGGTTAAACATATCGCCCTGCCGTCTCAAGAATTCTTACGAAAAGTC